TTACACAGAACGCAACCCGTGCCAATATCAGAAAACTTGCTGAAAAACGTGGTACTGGTTGGGAACAGGGTGTTGTTCAGACGGCATCCGCTTCACAGATGCTTATGCTGATTGAATATGCAACCTTCAATATGCAGTCTGTCATTGGTAACGGTGCAGTTTCAAAGACTGATGACGGTAAAACATCCATGACAGAAAATACAGGTGCAACAATCACCCTTGGTAATGCATCAGGTTCAGTTGTCAACGCTAACGGTATTCAGATTGTGTCATATCGTGGTGAAGAAAACTTTTGGGGCAACATTTGGTGGTGGATTGATGGAATCAATCACTATGCAAACGCAACCACAGGTGAGTGTGAAACCTATGTTGCAGATCATGGTTTTGCTGATGACATTAAGGCAGCGCCTGAAGATACGGGAATGACAGCAAAGTATGGAAACGGTTATATTTCCGCTTTCTGCTATTCAGAAGATTTTGATTGGTTGTTCTTACCGGGTGAGTTCAACGGAAACACTGCACTTCCTGTTGGTGATTACTGTTGGAATCAGAACGGTACTGGTTGGCGTGTCGCTGAATTGGGTGCTGGTTGGGGTGGTGGCTTGGGTTCCGGTGCTTTCAGTTGGCGTCTGGCTGGTGCTTCTTCTCCTCGTGCTCGGGATATCGGCGGTCGGTTGGTGTATCGAAAAAAGGTAGCAGCATAACAGGCAACCAGTAATTCACACAATTTTAGGTAATCAGGATGCTAAAGATGACGATTTTCAAGCAGAAAGACAATAAAAAGACAAAAAACCAATGTCGCTATATTGGGTGCTGATTGGGGTAGTGGCTTGAATTCCGGTGCTTTCTATTGGCATCTGTCTGGTGCTTCTTCTCATCGTAATCGGAATATCAGCAGTCAGTTAGTAAATGCACAAATATCACTTGAAACACCCCGTCAGAAATGGCGGGGTGTTCTTATAAATCAATGTACTGAAAACTGATTACCGTGCCACTTGGCAAAACATCAAAATACATGGGCTGTATTAGTAGACCGTCACCTGACGGGTTGAAAGTTCGGTTCAGTGCATACAGAAGGGAACAGACAAGCGTGAAACGGTATGGCAATCTTTATGAAAAAATCTGTTCAATGGATAACCTGTATCTTGCGTTTCAACACGCAAAGAAAGGCAAAGGATGGTACAAGGAAGTTCAGCAGATTGAGAAAAGACCATACTACTATTTGGCGGGTCTGCAATGGATGCTTCAAAACCATTTATACAAAACTTCGGAATATGCCACTTTTACGAAAAAGGACGGCAAGAAGGAACGGGAAATATACAAACTTCCATTCTTCCCTGACAGAATTGCACAATGGGCGGTTTTACAGGTGATTGAACCGCAGTTATTAGCGTATTTCACTGATGACACATATTCAGCAATACCAAACAAGGGTATTCATGCAGCATACAAGAAGTTACGGTTGGCGGTTGATACCGTGCCGGAAGAAATGACCTATTGCTTGAAAATAGACTGCAAGAAATTTTACCCTTCCATTGACCACGAAACACTAAAACAGAAGTTCAGACGGAAATACAAAGACCCTGAACTGCTTGAACTGATTGATGAAGTAATTGATTCAATCAGCACTTGTCCGGCAACGGATGAGAACATTGAATTTTATCGGTCTTGTGGTAATGAAATCAAGATAGTGAAGGTAAACGGCAAGGACTTCATTGAAGGTGTCGGTATTCCAATAGGGAATTACTTTTCACAGTATGACGGCAATTTCTTCCTATCAGGTTTTGACCACTGGATAAAAGAAGTTAAGCGGGTAAAGCACTATTACCGTTATATGGATGATATTTGTATTTTTGCAAGAACCAAAGAAGAACTGCATCAGTTACTTGCAGAAATCAATGAATATTTCATACAGAATTTGAAATTAAGAATAAAAGGCAACTATCAGATATTCCCTTCGTTCATCCGGGGTATTGATTTTGTAGGGTACAGGATTTTCTTGAAAGATACCCTTCTTAGAAAATCCACCTGTCAGGAATTTGAACGGAAAATGACCGCAATCAGGAAGAAAATTGAAAGCGGTCAGGAAATGAACTATTCAGAATGGTGTGCAATCAATTCCTATAAGGGTTGGTTGAAATATTGTGATAGCAGCCGATTGTCTGAAAAATATATTGAACCAATTCAGCCTTATGCTGATAGGTACTATAAAGATCATATCAAGAAAGGTGGTAAAAAGCATGAAAGAGTACGGAAAAGTACGCAGTACAAAGCAGCCTGAACAGAAGGTCATTGATGACTATTCAGTTTGGATTGCAGAGAACATCACCCCGGTCACAGAAGCCGGGACAGATGAACAGCCGGGGTTCACTGGTTATGAATATGACCTGACCCAGTACACCAAGGATGAATACATCAAAATGATTGATGACAGGAACGCATCTTTGGAAGATCAGATGACACAGGCACAGGAAGCCATGTGTGAAATCTATGAAATGATGGCATAAGGAAGGGGTGAGAATATGGCAAACATTTATGCAGCACTTATCATCAAGGGTAAGAAGTCAATCAATGATGTTCCTGACAAGATCAGGGATGAAGTCAAACAGGTGCTTATTGATGAAGGACACCCGGAACTGGCAGAAGGTGGTAACTGATGTTGTTTCAGTTCATCATAAAAATTTTATTCAGAAAGGATGTGGAATCTATGGCAGTGATCTATGCAACCCTTATCATTAAGGGCAAGAAAACCTTTGCTGATGTACCTGAGAAAATCAAGGACAAAGTGAAGGAAGTTCTGATTGACCTTGATTGCCCTGAATTAGCAGAGTAATCAACAGACAAGGAAATTATCACAGGAACAAAAACAACCGCTATATGACCCCTATATGAGGTCACAAGCGGTTGTTTTTATGTTCAGAAAGGACAGAGAAAATGAAACAGACTATTTGCAGTGTATTAGGTGTGATTGGTTCAGCAATCGCATCTTTTTTTGGTGGTTGGGATGCGGGACTTGCAACCCTTCTGATCTTCATGGGTCTTGATTATATTTCAGGACTGATTGTTGCGGGGGTGTTCAAGAACAGTCCCAAGACAGACACAGGTTCACTTGAAAGCAAGGCGGGGTGGAAAGGTCTTTGCAGAAAGTGCATGACCTTGATTTTTGTACTGGTTGCGTACCGCCTTGATCTTGTCATTGGCACAAATTACATCAGGGATGCAGTAATTATTGCGTTCATTGCCAATGAAACAATTTCCCTTGTGGAAAATGCGGGTCTTATGGGGTTACCACTCCCACCAGTTATCACCAAGGCTATTGATATTTTACAGAAAAAGACAGAAAGTGAGGGTGAATAATTATGGGTTTAGTAGTAGGTTCAGCAAGAATTGATGAAAACGGCAAGATTTCCGGCGGTGCGTTGGGTGACAACAACGGTAGGGAAGTAAGTACACAGCCGTATTATTTGCACAGCAAGGGTTGGTATGTTTTAAGACCAAAGGCTATTGCACTTGCAAATGGTCTTGCATCTGCAATGTCAGATGCGTGTGCAAATAACCATATCGGTTACGATCAGTCTAACCGTTATGGTGTCATTAAGATGGTCAGAAAATACGGCAGCATGAAAGCAATCAAAGAAAAGACAGAAGCAGACTGTTCTTCCTTGGTTCGTGGTTGTTGTATTCAGAACGGTTTTGACCCCGGTGATTTTGCAACATCAGGTGAAGCAGCCAAACTTGAAGCAACTGGAAAATTTGAAAAAAGGCAGTCTGTCAGTGCCAATACTGTTTTATATAATGGTGATGTACTGGTTACAAAAACATCAGGTCACACTGTTATTGTGGTAAGTGGAAACAGTAGATCGGCAAGCAACGGTCAGAGTGCTGCACCAGTTACTTCAAAAACCGCAAAGTCATCTGCACAGAAAAAGTCATCTGCCGTTGCCGGAACATATAAGACAAGCACTGATTGTCATATGCGTAACGGTGCGGGAAAACAGAACGCATCAATGGTTGTGTTAGAACAGGGGACAGAAGTGAGGTGCTATGGTTACTATTCTGAATATCAGGGTGTAAAATGGCTTTATGTTCAGGTAACATACAAGGGTGTGAAATACACTGGTTTTGTTTCTGAACGTGTCCTGAATAAGCAGTAACCGGGTGTTACTAATTTGTTACTAAATAGCGGGATTTTGTGAGATTTGCGGAGATATTCAAAACTGAACTTTTCAGCAAATACGGGCAAAAAGCGGGGTGTTATATCAATGAAATTTATGATATAATGAGCGCAAGAGAGCCAACATGCTTGCATGATTGGCGAACGGCGAATTTGATCATGATAGTTGCGAAGCAACGTCAAGCACCGAAGGTGCGAATCATGATATAATAAAGCAAAATCACTTGCTTGCAAGTGTGATTTTGCGAATTGCATTGAGTGAGCTATGCTCACGATATAATAAAAAGAAAAACACAACCTATCGGACAAAGAGAATAATTATGCTGGATTTTTTGGAAAAAAACATGGAAGGAGGGCGCCGGAAAGATGGAATTGCGGCATATCCGATATTTCAAGGCAGTGGCGGAGGAGAAAAGCTTCACGAAAGCCGCGGAGCAGCTGGCGATCGCGCAGCCGCCCCTGAGCCGTCAGATCCAGGATCTGGAGGCGGAGCTGGGGACGACATTGTTCCTTCGCACACCCCATAAAGTGTCCCTGACAGAAGAGGGAGAGCTGTTCCTGCAGTATGCGAATCAGATCCTGGACCTGGTGAACCGGTCGGAGGAGGATGTCAGAGAGCGGAAGGAAGGCTTGCAGGGTACGTTGTACATTGCTTCGGTAGAGGGCTGTGGCCCTCGCCTTTTTGCGGAATGGATCGCTGGATTTCAGCAGAGACATCCTCATGTACAGTACAATCTGTGGAACGGCAACACAGATGATGTGAATAACCGCGTAACGAAGGGATTGTGTGAGATTGCCATGATCACGGCCCCTTATAACACAGAGGAATTCCACGTGCTGCCGGTGTATGAAGAACCCTGGGTGGCAGTGATCCCCAAGGGACATGCATTGTATTCCTGGGAAAATGATCCGGTGAAGCCCTCGGAGTTGTTGCCCTATGATCTGTTGATTCCCTCCAGAGAATCCAGAAAAGGTGAAATCGATAAATGGTTCGATGGCACAGGGCATGCTCCGGTGATCCGGGGAAGGATCGCACATATGATGAATGCCTACGAACTGAGCCTCCACGGCGTCGGCATCTCGATCTATCCGGCATCGATTTCCTCCCTGATCCGAGACAAGGACGTCTGCGTGCGGCCGGTGGAGCATCCGAATGCCCATGCGGATTATGCTTTGATCTGGAATAAAAATCATACCCTGTCCCATG